TTTGATTGTTTTATTTTCCTTTACAACATACTTGAGTGTATACGTAATTCGAAAAGATGATTTGCAATCCTTCCGTTTTTTCTTTAGTTCGTGCAACACGACCTGTTGCTTTTATTAGTTCTTCCTCACTGTCAAATTATGAAGAACAATCCAAGCCTGGAAACAAACTTGCTTGGGGAAAATCAAGTACATCAACAAGACCTTTAGATTCTCCTGCCGATGCCTTTGCTAAAAAATATGATGGAAATATTAAGGCAACGTATGCTCCTACTGATAAACCGTTAAATCGCAAGAAAGCTAGAGCTGCTAGGAAAGCTTTGCAAGACCCATCAGCTCCGGATTCCTCCGAGAGTGACGATTCTGGAAATGAAGAATTGAAATCTGCTATTCTTCAAACTGTTGATTCAGCATCTTCTAGCCCTGTTAGTTCAGTGTCTACTAGTTCTGTTAGTTCCGTTTCTCTTCAATCTGCCTCTTTGGGCCAAACTGTTGACTCAGTTTCCCAGCCTACATCGACCATTTTGACCGCCTCAATCCCTCCGGATGAGCCCAAAGAAATTACTGTACCACGGTCTATGGTGGCACCAGCACCTCTAGTTCCACCTAAAGGTCCTCTCTGGAGTTCCATTCCTGCACCGCCCACTCCTCCAAGTGGGCAGATTATCGTACCCCCCTCCATATTTAGTACTTGTGCCTGGTGGTATGCCGTTTTCTGGAACCCCGTTAAACAGGACAGATATTTTGGTCAATGTGAAAAGTGCTATTTTGTTTATTACAAGGACAACCGACACCATCAATGTGTAGAGTGGACTGACGCGAATCAAGTTAAGCACATTCGTAGTCAAAAAGCATCGACAAAAACATTTGAGTCCATCGGCAGAACATTAAATTTCACTCTTAGTGCTAGTGTTAATCAATTTATTAAAAATAATAGGTTAAAAATCCATGAGTTGATAAAACTGCAAGCCCCTGTTTCTCTTCGTGTTGCCTATCAAAATGCTTCTATTAGAGATGAGTGGATAGATAGCTGGATCTCTTCTGTTTCCAGTCTTACTTCTGCTACGTTTTATAATGAGAAGGGGCAATCTAAGACTCTCCACGTTATACCAACTTTAAATGATCTACCCGACGAGTTATTATTAAACTGCGTCCGTGACTGTCCTGATACTCCGCAAGCAAAAGCATGTAGACAGATTTACAACTCACGACATGGTATTATGACCACCCAAGATGGACTTCCACAACCTGGAGCATATGATTGGTTTTGGAAAATAGTTGATGACGTTTGTACGAAAGTTAAGAATGCCCCATTTCAGCTATTTGATTTTTTAAAAACCCAAGTTAGTGCCTTGGTTACAGCAACAGTAGAGAAACTATCTCAACAGGTAGTCACTATCGCCGTCAGTGTTTTATTGGCAGGCTTTGTTCTTTATTACCTGCAGACTTTGGCTCCAGCGGCAGCTTACATGTTTTTACTGTTGATTAAAAGTGCAACTACCGCTACTGCTGTTGTTATTTACAATGTGTTCGCAAGCTCAGTTGGTGAGAATTCAGAATACGTGGAACAGTCTTGGTCACCTTTTGAATTAATTCAAAAGGGCATTTGTTACTTTATTGCTAGTGCAGCAGGCGTTGGTTTCAGCATCAAAGCCATTACTTCTCTAGCGGCTGGTAGTTTGGACCTCCTTAATAAGACGGCAACACCAATTAAAAAGTATGCTGACTTGACCACCAGTTTGTCCAAATTATCTCATTGGATGCAGAAATTTATCCCTTCTGCTATTAGTGAGCTTATGTCATCGGGAGTTTCGAAAGAGGAATGGATGATGTCTTATAAGAAATTTATATCTGAATTTAATCAGGAAACTCTTGCTAGACCTGCTCACGCGGCTAGATTACAGACTGCAGCAGAAAATCTTGTTTACTCAGGACAAACTTTTGCTGAATATGAAACCCAATATACTACCGTAACTAATTATTTAGGTAAACTTAAGCAAATAAATGAAGTTAATAATCGTTCAGCTGCTATTTGGATTGCTTTATATGGAGACCCTGGCATAGGAAAATCTGTTGTTATTCCCCATATTAATCAAGCGTTGTTTGACCGTAAGGATTATTTAGGTTGTAAGAGAGCTATGAATGGTGCTTTGCATGTTGTTAATGCTCAAGCTCAATATTGGGATGGCTACTGGGGTCAGTCTGGCGTGTATTTTGATGACATTGGTAAATCTTTAGACGTTAAGGATGAGCCGTTGTTCTTTCAGTATATACATCAGGCTACTACAGTTGGTACTTTTCCTGTGAACCAGGCATCCTTGTACGACCCGGTAACCGGAAGTAAGGGCGATAAGTTCACTTCAGCCTTTATTTACACTACTTCAAACACTAGCGATCAAAGGCATATTACTGGCAAATTTTTCTCAAACTTACAATCTTATAAACGAAGAAGAAATGTTTTAGTCAGAGTGCGTTTGAACCCTTTGTATAATCACTTATATAATAAGGGCCACCTAGATTCGGATGGGCTTATAGAAGCCACTGAAGGTAAGACCAACTTTGACCATTTGGAATTTGAAGTGCTTGATCCTTTGACAGAAAAACCTTTAACACCTGGTAGCTTTTTGAATTTCCAGGGTTTGATTGACCATATTAGTTTGGTTGTGTCAAATCAATACAGAACTTTTGAAGCTATTAGTTCAAGAATGATTCCTACATTATTTGTTGATTATAATGAACAGGCCTTACCGAATACTACAGACGCTTCTGTTTTTTATACAGCAAAGTCTTTAAGTTTAACTTATGTTTACAGCCCTTATGAGAAGGCTGTAAGTGATGCCATGCCTCTTTCTATAGCTGCGGATATAGTACAGCTGTCACGACCTTATACTATGTCTTTAATTATGACAGCCTGGCGAGCCTTAAATATGAACAAGATTAATATTGATTGCACGAATAGGGTTCTACCAGCTTATGAAATTATTATTTGGCATGGTGTAGTTTAT